CCTGGATGTGCAGGAGCGCCAGGATCGCCGTCGCCTGCTGCAGTCGCGCCGGGATCGTCGTGGCCGGGATCGGGTTGCCGGCGGCGTCGTAGGCGTAGGCACGCGGCCAGTCGAGCGCCTGCGTCGAGCCGGCGCGGATGCCCGACCAGTAGCTGCCGTACCGGAAGTCGAGCGCGCGCGTCGCCTGCCGCAGCGCGTCCTGGTGATCGAACGGCGTCGCGGCAAGCCACGGGTCCGGGTTGCCGTAGGTCTCGTGGTACGCCGTCGCAGTAGCCTCCGAGCAGTAGCTGTTGGCCGTCGCGCTGCCCGTGCCGGTCTCGACGACGAACGGCGCGTTCTCGCTCGGCGTGTCGATGCCAGCATCTTCGCCACCGCCAGCCCCGGCACCGGGAGAGCCAGCGGCCGCACCGATCAGCGGGATGAGCGCGTCGGCCAGGTCGTAGCCGATCTGGAAGTTGGCTTCGCCGCCGTAGTGGACAGGACCGCCAGGACCAACCTCGGAGCGCTTCAGCTCGTACTTGTCATCGCCCGTGTTCAGCACGACCGCGACGTTGGCCTTCGACGCCGGCAACGCCGCGATGGTCGCGCGCACGCTGTTCGCGCCGGCGGCGTTGTTGTGCCCGCTGTTGCCGCCGCTGTCGATGTGCGGCGGCGGTTGCAGCCAGACTACTGGCAAGGCCCCGCCCGTCGCGCGCGTGCTGAACAGCTCGCGGATGTCGTCGATGAACTCGCCGGCCTTGGTGGCGAACGCGTTGTAGGCCGAGGCCGTGCCCTCGTCGTTGCTTCCAAGGTCGGTGACAATGCCGACGCAGTCCGGCGAGACGCCGTAGGTCTCCAAGACCTTCGCCTTGAACAGCATCCAAGCACTTCGGATGTCGTTCCAGATCGTCGCCGCGTCCTTCTCGACGGCGTTGGCTGCGCCGTTCGCCTCCAACGTCAGGGAGACGCCGTTGCGCGCGTACTTGAACAGCGCCACGCCGTTCGGGAACTCCGCGCCCATCGCCTTGAGGAAGGTCGCATCGGGGCCGAAGAACGTCGTCGTGATCGTGCCGAACGTGTTGCTGTTGGCCATCACGTCGTAGGCCTGCACCACGCCGCCGTTGTTGTTCCAGACGTACTGGTAGTCGCGGTCCGTGCCTCCGGTCGGGCCGAGCAAGCTGGCTTGGTCCGTCGTGAGGATGTTCGTCGTGTCGATCGTTCCGACGAACTGCGAGTCGCCGATCATCACCACCACCGGCATCGCCGCGCCCTGCGGAAGCGGCGGAGCGCCGGCGAGCACGCCCATCAGGAACGAGCCGAGACGCGCGCCCGCCTGCAAGTACGTCTCGGGCGCGTAATAGAGCTTGTTGGGGTTTTCGACGCCTGGAAGGTTCAGGCCGTTTGCGAACGGTGGAGGCGATCCAACCGGAAGCATCGTGACGCCGACGCTCTGCCAGTCCGTTGCCCATCCCATGTCGAACAGGTGGACGTCGTCGTTGTCCTGCGCCAGCGAAGCATTCAGGCGACGCATCAACCGGATCGAGCTCGGCGTCGTACCGACCGGCAACATGTCGCCATGATGGTTGACGATGATGATCGGCGTTGTGGCGACGCAGGTCACAGCAGCCACGCCATCGACAGCGCCGCGCACGATGTCGATGAAGTTCTGCGCGTCATCGACGTAGGTCACGTTCGAGTTGACCAGGTCCGTCGAGCTGCAGTCGATAATGATGGCTTTGACGTCGAGCGTGTCGCCGCCGCCAACGGCTGCTGCCATCAACGTCAGTTCGGCAATCGCCGCAGCCAGCGCACTGCCAGGCGTGTTGACGCCCCAGCCGTTGACGCCGCCAAAGCCTTCGGCCTGCGCAAACTTCAGCATCTTGAAGCCCGACGGATAGCGAGCCCACAGCGCGTGCATCAGCAGCGCGCACGGCGTTACCGCGCCGGTGTTGGCGCTGCCCTCGTACCAGTTGTCGCCGTAGGCCAACGGCAAGATGTTGGTGAGTTCGGCCCCAGGAGGGCTTCCGGTCGGCACCGGATGGAACTGCACGAACGCACCCGCGCCAGCGTTGGCCGTGCCGTCCCAATACGGCTGGAAGGTGCCGCCGCTGACGCCGTCTGCTCCGCTCGGGACTACCTTGTTGAATCGCCAGTTGTGGCGTCCGACGTGCCAGCCCTTGCCGGCTTCGTTGTCAGGCAGAGGCGGAATCGTGCCCAACCCGTCGCCAGTCGTTCCCAGAATGGCACGAAGGCCACCAGACGGTCCGCCGCTGATCTGCTGGTCGCCGAAGTAGAGGACGGTCGGGATCGCTACCATGTGTTCCTCGAGCTACCGAAAAGCCCGGCCGGCCTCATGCCTCAGCCGACCGGGCAGCCTGGTCAAACGACCAGGCCATGAGTCAGTTGAGCGGCACGAACCAGGCCTTGTAGTTCCAGCCCGTCGTCTGGCCGCCGTTGCTGCAGAACACAGCCAGCCGGATGTACCGGCAGGTCTGCGGGATGCCGGCCGAGGTGTACGCGATGTTGTCGCAGTACAGCACACGCCGACCGTTCGCCACCGTGTCGAACGGCTGGTTGTTCAACGACTGGTGGCCGAACACGACCTGCTCGAGCTCGAAGACGTCCGACGCGAACGTCGAACTGCTGACCGAGCCCTGCACCTTGAGGTAGTAGCCCTGCGTCGCAGCGGCCTCGATGTCGGTCCAGTCGACAACGACGGCGAAGCGCGCAAACGGCTTCTTGAGCGGCGCGACTGGCGAAGCATCTTCGATGCCCGTCCAAGACGTGGCCGGCTCACCGAGATCCAGCACGATAGCGGTGCCACCAGAGGTGGCTCCGACAATCGTGGCAAACGCGGTGGTGCCGGTCGCCCGGTCGTTCAGCTGAAGCGTGCCGTCCAGCGCGTAGTCGTGGCATTGGTGTGCCATGGGCTCACTGCTTGGCGACCAGCCAAGCCTGGAACGTGATCGACGGCGATGTGCCGCCGGCGACGCAGTTGATGCGGACGTAGCGCATCGGGCTCTGCACGCCCGAAAAGCTCGCGTCCGTGTGCGCCAGGTTGTTCATCGGGACCACGATGCGAGCGTTCGCCGGCGTTGCGATGGGCTGACCCGTCGCTGCCGAACGACCGACCTGCACGCGGCCGAGGATGTACTTCGTGCCGAACGCCGACGAGGTAGCGCCCTCAAGGCGGAACTCGTAGGTCTCGTTGGTGTTGGCAACGTCGATGGACGTCCAGTCGATGACGACGTCGAACTCCGCGTAGCCGCCGCCGAGGTCGGCGAAGGCGTTGGCGGCAGCGACTTGGCCGATGTTGTCGCCGACGGTGGTAGCCGTGAGGCTCTCCGACAGCTGCGTCGCGCTATCGAGCGCGATGCTGGTGCATTGGTGTGCCATTGTGTTGTTCTCCTTGGATCAGGCCTGGGCGACGGCATCCTGGACGTCGTAGAGACGAGCGACGCAGCGCGGGTGCGCGTCGACCACGTTGCAGTACCACTCCACGCGCGTGCGGTGGACGGGCTTGCTGTCCTGCTCGCCGAGGTCGCGGACCTGGACGCCGCCGTTCTGGACCATGTGCAGGCCCATGTCGGACAGGTTCAGGACGTAGACCGAGGTCGACGAGTCGGCGTTCTCGTTGAAGCCGAGCTGCTGCAGGCCCGACGAGGTGCCGAGCACGTCAGCCTCAAGGATCGGCAGGCCGGCGTAGCTGGTGATGATGCGGCCGAACTCGTCGCGCGACGTCGAGATGCTCGAGCTGTTGCGCAGGTAGTTCGTCAGCCACACCTTGACCTTCTTGCTCATCAGGATGTGCGACGGGTTGTCGACCGCCTGGATGACCTCGTCGAGCTTGGCGACCGACAGGCCGCCGGTGCCAGCCGTCGAGTTCTGGATGATCTGGTCGGCGTTCTCGCCGCCGTCCACGACCGCCGACGCGCCGAAGCCGCCGCCGTAGCGGGCCTGCAGGCCGTCGAAGCCGTTGGCATCAGCGGTCGCACCGCCGGCCGCCGTCGTCGAGCCCTTGATGATCTGGTAGGCCACGGTCTGCGCGAGCAGCGTCGCCTTCATCGTCTCGTGCGCCGAGCGCGTCTGCGGGCCGTGCGCCTGGATCAGGAAGTTGTCGACGTCGAGGTCGCCGCCGATGATCTTCAGCGCGACCGAGCGCGTCTCGACCGAACCAGCGCCCTCAGCGAGCGCGCCGTTGACGGCGCGGACGCCCACCGAGCCCAGATTGGCTTCGCGGGTCCAGGCGTAGCTGTTGCCAGCGATGGAGACGAGCGGCATGGCCGCGAGAAGCGGCGACGCCTGCGCGAAGGTTTGGAGGATGCCCGCCTTCTTGAACTCGCCGTTGTTCTGCGCGATCAGCGCAGACTGATAGAGACTGACTGCCATTGGTGTCCTGTGCGTTGCTCAGTCCGCACGGGAACCGAATACAGCCCAGCCCAGGCGCTAGGTGACCGAGTTAGCACGGTCGAGCAGTTCCCTTGCGGACAGTAGTTGCTGTCCTGGGTTTGCCGCTCGACCGGCACCGCCGGTCTGCGAGCCGCCACCGGATCCACCGGCGGCTGGTGCCTTGAACAAGCCGCGCGTCGAGGATGCGTCCCGCATCTCGGCGATCAGCTCGTCGAATCCCATCGGCTCACTTGAGCCCGACTTCTTCGTGACCCGCGGCTTCCCGCTCGCGTCCACGATGGAATGCTTGAGGTTGCCGTCGGCATCTTCCTCGATGCGGACGTGCTGGCTGGCGAGCGTCAGGATCGCGTCCATGGCCTCGCCGCCGCCGAGCTTGGCGACGACGGGCGCCAGCTCGCCGCGGATCATGCGATCACGCAGAGCGGCGGTGCGCGCGTTCAGCTTGCCCTCCAGGCGGGCACGCTCCTCAGCCATCTTCTTCTCGACGGCGGCCTTGAACTCGTCAATCTCCTTGCTGCCCTTCAGCTGGCCGGCGCGCAGCTTCTCGAGCGCTTCGCGCGCCTCCTGCGCCGCGGCTGGCTCGATGCCCTCAAACGCCGACGCGACCTTCTTCAGCTGGTCGCGCTCGCCGCGGACCTCCGACAGCGCACGCTTGAGGCCACCGACGTCCTCGATCGCCCAGTTCTCTTTCAGCTGCGACACCACATAGACTTGGCCTTCCTGCTTCGCGGCGTCGCGGAGGCCTTCGGGGATGTCGCTCAGAGAGTCGGCTACCAGGCGGATCGGCATGATGCGCGAAGGGTGACAGCGCGCGGCTGTCAATGCAAGCCCTCTAGTTGTTCGAGGCCTCAGCCCGCATATCGGCGACGCGCTGCACGAACTTTGCGCCCAGCTCCTTCAGCGGCTCGGCCATCCAGCCGATGCCGTAGACGACGGTGCAGGGGTTGCCGTTCGGCGTAGTGCCGCTGGCGACGTGGACCGTCTGGCCCTTCGCCAGCATCGCCTGCGCCAGATCGCCGGCGCGGGCGAGCATCGCCATGCCGAGGTTGGGGTCGGGCTTGGCTGTCACAGGCCGCCGGAGCCGACGTTGATCCAGTTGCTCCCGTTGAACACCTGGATGTACGCGGCCGAGGTGTTCCACACGATCATGCCTTCGGCCGGCGTCGGCACGGCGGTGTCGCGCTCGGTGTCGTCGGCATAGACCGGCAGACGCACAGCGCCGGCAAGCGCTCCGAGGGTCGTCTTGCCGTCGCCGGCGTCGACCTTGAGCAGCGAGACGCCCTTCTCGTCGCGGACCTCGTAGGTCTTGGCCTTGTCGTCGCTGCCGGTGCTCGAGAGCGGGATGGCCAGGACGCGACCGCTCGCGCCTTCCGGCTTCACTTCCAGGTCTACCTTGCTGAAGCTCATGTCAGTCCTCGTTGTCGTCAGGGATGCGGTCCAGTTCCCGCAGGCGCTGGACGGATAGCGGCGTCAGGTCGCGGCCCACCATGTCCTCGAAGGACAGGTCGCCAGCTCGCCACGCCGCCGCGCGCGTCGGGCCGAGCACTTCGTTCTGCACGCTGATGGGCTGGCCTTCCAGCCATCCGCGGAAGTTGGTCTCTGCCGGCACCGGCCCGTCGACGCTGGCGCGGTTGCCGATGGGTTCGCCGATGTACGGCACGATGGTCGACCGGCAGTTCGGATGGAGCGGAGGCAGCGGCCCCTTGCCCATCTCGAATATCTTGCCGTCGTTGGCCGCGCATTGGATCGACGTCCGGCTGTCCAGCGTGGCGATGAATCGGTAGCGGTCGACGCCGAGCTGCTCGAAGCTGGCCTCGCGGGCCGCCGTGCTGGCGTGCGTCGCCGCCGTGCGCACCAGGGCGTACAGCTGCGCCGGTTGCTCGCGGGTCAGCAGCCCGTCGGCGAACTTGCCGGCCTTGGTCCCGCGCAGCGCCCTGACGGTCTCGTCGGTCGACCAGCCCCGCTGGATGCCCGTCTGGACGGCGTAGCGGATGTTGTCGACCGCGCCATTGTCGCCGCCGACGAAGCTGTCGAACCACTCCTGCACCTGGCCGCCGAGGTAAGGCCGGCTGATGACGACGTTCCAGACCTGCGCCGGGTCGACTCGCCTAGCCTCGGGCAGCTTCAGCACCTTCTGGGCGCTCTCCTGCACCCAGAGCGTCTCCTGCCCGACGACCTCGCGCAGCCCGGCCTGGACGTCGCGCTCGAGCTTCTCGACGCCGGCGCGGACGATGGCCTCGGCCTGCTCGATCATGCGGCGCAGCTGCGGCGACGAGTTGATGGCGATGTCGGCCCCGCGGTCGGGGAACTCGGCGAGCTGGGCAGCCAACTGCCGGATGACCGGGCCGACGACCTCGATGCGGAAGGTCTCTACGGCGTCGGCCTGGAGGCCGCGCACCGTGCGCGCGACGAGCAGGTCGTGCCGGTAAAACCGCTGAATCCAGGTCGCCGCGTGCTTGCGCAGGGCGCCCTCGACGACCTCGGTCGGCGTGGCCTTGGGCAGCTGGAAGCGCGTGCTGGTCACGTGGCGTCCTCGACGAAGGTCTGCGGGCAGCGCCGGCTTAGCCAGTCGGCGTAGGCCTTGCGCCACGATCCGTGGCTGACGGTCGACGCACCGCACACCATGCACTTGGCGACCCAGCCGGCCCGGTCGACGACGCCGTCGATCATGTCGTAGACGGCGCAGAGCTCGCCGACGCCGCCGCACCGGCAGCGCTGCGGCAGGCGGCCGGTCTCGTCGGGTGTCACGCTTCGGCCTCCTGGAACAGCGTGGCCTGCTTCGGCGCGCCGGCCTTGGCCTCGGCGCTGGCGATGCGGGCGCGGGCAATCTCGACGTACTCGGCCTCGCGCTCGATGCCGAGAAAGTGGAAGCCCTCCATCGCCGCCGCCTTGCCGGTGGAGCCTGACCCCATGAACGGGTCAAGGA